AGTTAGTGTGGCGGATTTTAGTGTTAGTAAAGGGGTTACGCTTGATAAGGTAGCGTTGGCTGGTATGCTTGAGGCTTTTCCTGCTAAGTTTGGTTGGTTTCTTAGTGTGGGGTATCTTCCTCATTATTGGCAGACGTTGTTTCATGCTAATAATAATGATGGTAGGCTTGTTAGGTTTAGGCACTTGGTGGCTGGTCGTCGTGGTGGTAAGACTCTTTCTGCTGCTTGGGAGGTTCTTTTTTATTGTTTGTTTCCTGAGCAGTTTCATAAGGATTTGCATGGTACGGATCGGGATGATCCTTTGTGGGTGTGGGCTTTGTCTGCATCGTATAAGGTGGGTCGTCCTTCGTATCTTACTATGCGTAAGGTCATTAATGATGCTGGTTTGATCATTGGTAAGGATGTTAAGGAGAATCGAGGTGATCTTAGGTTCGAGTTTTCTAATGGTTCTATGATTGAGTTCAAGTCGGCGGAGGATCCTCAGTCTCTTCGTGGTGCAGGCTTGGATATTCTTTGGATGGATGAGGCTGCTTTTATTAAATCAGACGAAGCGTGGCTGGTTACTCGCCCTTCACTCTCTGATAAGCAGGGTATGCTGATTACTACGACTACTCCTGATGGTAAGAACTGGTTTTATGACGAGTTTTGGGGTCCTGATGCTATGGCTGATGATCAGATTGGTCGTGTAGAGTACCGAAGTATTGATAATCCTTATTTTGCTAAGTCAGAATGGGAGTATGTGAAGCAAAGATACCATCCACTCTTGTTTAATCAGGAGTATTGTGCTGCTTTTGACTCTATGGCGGGTAGGGATTTGTCTGGTGAGTGGCTTAAGTACTATGATAATAGTGATTTGAGGAATGATGAGGGACAACCGTTGAAATTGCGTCGTTATATGGGCGTGGATCCGGCTGTTAGTATGAGTGGGAAAGGCGACAGGTTCGTTATTAGCGTTGTTGGAGTATCTGACTCTAATCAAGTGTTCTTGTTGGAGCAGTACGCGGCGCGAATCCCATTTGCGGAACAATTGGAGAAAATTGAGGAGTATTATATTAATTTTAAGCCTGAACTCATCGGCATCGAGTCGAATGCTTATCAGGCCGCGCTAGTTCAGCAGGCTGAACGATTACCTTCAATGCCTCCTATTGTTCCTATCTTCGCTAAGGGTAAAAAGTTCGAGCGTATCCTTGCGATGAGTCCTTTGTTTAGGATTGGTAAGATTAAAATTAAGAAGGATCATCGTGATTTTATTGATGAGTGGATTAATTATGATTCTGCCATGAGTAAGCCTAAGGATGACTGTTTGGATAGTGTGGAGATTGCTCTTAGGTGTGCGGGAGCCTTGCTTGGGGATTATACTGTAACTGAAACTAGTAATAATAATCTGCCAGACTGGATTCTCTCTGATAGGCCGGGAGTGAACAAGAAAGAAAACAATATTTATGATGATGTTATGGGGAGTGAGTGGTGAATAGTCTTATAGAGTTTAGTATTTATAGTAGTGGTGCTGATGCTATTACTGGGGAGCGTATCTTTCCGGGCGAAAGCGTTATAGATACTAATATTGCTAATGTGCCTGTTCCTTACATGGGGGACACGCTTACACGATTCGTTAAGGAGTCTACAATTGTTTGGTTGGCAGAGTCGGCAGGATACACTCTTACTAGAAGTAATGAGGGAGATCCTAGCGACACAGAAGATGTGGTTGGAGAAGATGCTAGTGTTGGAGGAGGAGAAACTCCGCTTGGATCGCCTCAGGATAGAGGGAGCAAGTCCTCTAACGGACGTACCGCTGGGACAGTTAAGGGTTGATGAGGATCAGCAAGACGCTGATTGGGCATTAAAACAAGGAATCATTAGTCCTGCGGAATATAAAGAGTTACTTAGTACGGCTGGATTAGAACCTTCTGATCTAGAATTTGCTTAGGAGGCTACGGTTGCACGAGACTAGTACACAATTAGGAGACACAAATACTACTGGTTTTGCTCCGGCAACTAGTCTCGTTAGTCGTGTCGATGAACTACAGCGAGGCCGCGACCAGATGGAACGCGCATGGAAAATTAACCTTAGTTTCTATAAGGGAAAACAATACGTCTTCTATAATAAGCGTACTCGCCGCATCGAGAGCCTAGCGACAGAAGACGGAGATAAGCCACGCTATCGTGTCCGTATCGTAGCAAACCAGATTGCTCCTAATAGTATGGGATTGCTCGCCCGTCTTACGAAGAGCAAGCCGCAGTTTTTTGCTACTCCGACTAGTGCTGGGTATGAGAATCAGAAGGCTACTGAGGTGGCTGAGAATCTGTTGGATCATTGGTGGAATAAGTTTAGTCTTAGTGAGAAGCGTGAGGAGGCGATGCTTTGGAGTATCATTTGTGGTAACGGGTTTTGGAAGATTAGTTGGGATGATAAGGTTGGGTCTAGTATTAAGTTGATGCTTGATCCTGTTAATGGTCAGCCTATTATTGATCCTCTTCTTGAGCGTTTGTTTCGTGAGAATCTTCAGAGTATGAATGTTCCTGAGGAGCAGTTTGAGACTGAGGTGTTTGAGGGTGATATTCGTGTTGATGTTATTAGTCCTTTTAATGTGTTTCTTGATGATTCTGCTCAGGTGTTTGAGGATTGTAAGTATGCTTTTTGTTCGCATCCTATGGGTGTGGAGGAGGTGTATAGTCGGTTTGGTGTGCGTTTGAAGGCTAATGCTATTAATCGTTATCCTGATGAGTCTCTTCCGGGTATGTATTCGTTTTCTTCTGGGCAGACTAAGGAGAATGTGCGAGAGATTTTTTATGGTTATTTTGTTCCTACTGCTGCTAATCCTATGGGTAGGGTTGTTGCGTTTACTAAGGCTCCTGATATTGTGTTGTATGATGTTCCTTGGCCTTATCCGTTTAACGAGTTGCCTTTGGTTAAGTTTCCGGGGTTGCGTATTCCGGGTCAGTTGTGGGATACGTCGGTTGTTGAGCAGGGTGTTCCTTTGCAGAAGGAACTTAATCGTACGCTTAGTCAGTTGATTGAGTATAAGAATTTGACGTTGAAGCCGCAGATGTTGGCTCCGGTTGGTTCTTTGCGTCAGCGTATGACTGATGAGCCGGGTGCTATCTTTGAGTATAATCCTGTGGCGGGTAAGGTGCCTGAGGCTATTCCTATTCCGGGGTTGCCGAGTTATGTTACTCAGCATCTTCAGGATATGGGTCAGCGTTTGAAGGATGTGTTTGGTTTGACTGAACTTATGCAGGGTACTGTGCCTCCTAATGTTGAGGCTGGTGTTGCTATTGATCTTCTTCAGGAGGCTGCTACTGATCGTTTGGCTCCTCAGATTCTTATGATGGAGAAGGCGTTGGAGCGGTGTGGTAACTTGATTCTTAATCTTGCTCAGAAGTATTATACTGAGCCTAGGCTTATGTTGCTTAGTGGTGGTGCTGGTTCTAAGCCTCGTGTGGAGCAGTTTGAGCACGCTGATATTCTTAGTGGTATTCAGATTCGTGTTGAGGCTGGTTCTGGTTTGCCGCGTACTCGTGCGGGTAAGCAGGCTCGAGTTTTTCAGATGCTTAATATGGGTTTGATTACTCCTAGTAAGGCGTATAAGTATTTGGATCTCGCTGACTTTAAGAATCTTCAGGCTCAGTTTCAGGCTGATGAGGATCAGGCTATGCGTGAGCATGATAAGTTGATTGATGGTATGATTGTTAATGTTAGTGCGGCTAATGCTGCTCAGGCTGAGTTAATGAATCAGGAACAGAATCCTGAGTTTGATCCTGAGACTGGCGAGCCGGTTCAAGCGGATCAAGATTTGTTGCAGCAGAGTATGGATGCTGGGTTGCAGCCTTTGACGTTTGAGAATAAGACTACGCATTTGGAAACGCATGGTGCGTATATGAAGTCGCAAGAGTTCGAGTTGCTTCCTCCTGATATTCAGGCTAGGTTCTATAAGCATTTTGAGTTGACGCAGCAGGCTATTGCGGCTGAGTCTAATCCGCCTGTTGAGCCGCCTCGCGTGTCGCTTCAGTTGCGTGGTGCTGTTGGGCCTACGGTTGGTTCGAAGATGCTTAATCAGGCTGGTGTGGATAATGTTACACCTGAAGAGTTGTTGGAGCCTCCGCTTGATACGGTGGTTATTGATAATAAGGATAAGCCTAATGCTGGTGATGAGACTGCTATGGATCAATCTAAGATTCAGCAGGACTTGCTTAATAAGATTATGGAGCAGGATATGATGAATTCTCAGAAGCAGCGGTTTGCTACCTTGGAGGAGGCGCGAAAGGTTGGCTTCTAGGACAGAGTGGACGGATGAGGCGAAGGCACAGATTTATGTGCAGTGGGTTGCGAATGATCGTAATGTTCGTAAGACTTCGCGCGAGTTTGGTATCCCTCATGGGACGCTGCGTTATTGGACTAAGGAGTGGGAGGCGAATGGTCCTCCTACAGAGTTGAATGATATTATTGCAAACGATGCGTATGAGTTTGTGCATCACGCTAATCGGGTACGCGAACAGGCAATGCTTAAGTTAGAGGAACTTATTCCTCAGGCAGAATCAAAGCAATTGTCTGCAATCGCTACTGTGGTTGGTATTATGGATGATAAGATTCGTCTTGCGTCCGGTCTTGCTACGAGGCGTACGGAGAATACTTATGTGCTTCCTAGTCAGAGTGATGTTAAAGAACTTATGGGTGCGTTTGTTGAAGGGCTTATTAGTGCGGCAGATGATCGTGCTAATGAGGTTATTGATGTTGAAGTTGTGGAGCAACCCGATTTGGGACTCCCTAAACCCAAGGAGTAGATAGTGGATATTGATATGGAAGGCGCTATTAATGCGCTTGTTTCGGATGACGTTCCGGTTATGGACACGCCTATGGACAACACTCTTTATGAGGAGCAGGTTGTTGAGGAATCCTTTACTGGTCTTGATCCGTCTAGTCTTCCCGAAGATCTTCAGTTGTATTATAAGAATATGCAGGCTGATTATACTAGGAAGACACAGGAGATTGCTGAGCAGCGTAAGCAGTATCAGCAGTTAACTGAGTATGGAATTGATCCAAATTATGCGTTGGAAGCGGTTGGCTTCTTGCAGCGGTTGGACGATGACCCGGCTTTTGCGGCTGATGTTGCTCGTCAATTAGCGCCGATGGAAGAATACCCAGCGACAGAACAATACTACGATGAAGAGAGTGTTCCTTACGATAATGCTAGTGGAGATTACGATTATATTTCTCCAAGTTTGCAGGCTGAGTTAGAGTCTATGCGCGAGTTTCGTTCTTCGTTTAATGAGCAGCAACAGGAACAGGCAATGCTTGTTGAGTTGCATCAGGAGGAAACGTATATTCGTGAGCAGTATCCGCATTATAATGAAACGGATATTGAGAATATTTATCAGGTTGCTCATGCTACTGATGGTGATCTTCTTGCAGCGCAAGAGGTTTATACTAGTATGGAGCAGAGTATCTTGAATAAGTATCTACAATCTAAACAGATTCCACAAGGGCTTACGAGTCCTAGTGGTGGTCCTGCGAGTGTTCCGGGTAGGTCTTTTGCTAATCTTGATGAGGCGCATAAGGCTGCTATGGAGAGGTTGCGTAATCTTCAATAATTAATTAATATTATTGGAGGTCTATAATGGCTGGTGGAACGTTAACTACTGTTGACGCTATTCTCAAGGAGTATTACCTTGGGCCGGTGCAAGAACAGTTGAATAATGAAGTTCTTCTTCTGTCGCGTATTGAAGCGCGTTCGGAAGATCTTGTTGGTAAAGCGGCATTCGTGCCGCTGCATACTGGACGTTCGTCTGGTATTGGTGCTGTTGGTGAAGACGCAGCGTTGCCTGCGGCTGGTAATCAGTCGTATGCTCGCGCTGAGTATGATCTTAAGTACTTGTATGGTCGGATTCGAGTTACGGGTCCGTCGATGGCTAAGACTAAGAGTGACGCTGGTGCTTTCCTTCAGACCCTTAAGGGCGAGATGGACGGCGTTCGTGCCGACTTGACGAAGGATCTTGCTCGTCAGATTTATGGTACGGGTGACGGTGTTATTGGTGTTGGTACTCCTGATGCTACGACTGCTACGACGCATACGATTACGCTTGCGGATTGGGAGCCGTTGAAGAAGGGGCAGTTCTATGTTGGTCAACTCGTCAACTGTTTTGTTGAGTCTACGGGTGTTGCTACTGCTGGTACGATTACAGAGTTTACGATTTCGGCTGTTGCTATTGTGGCTGCCGCAACGTCAACCCTTACGATTACTAGTACTAGTGTTGCCATGACTGCTGTGCGAGTTGCTATTACTCGTTCTGGTAGTGTTACTGCGGCTCAAGCATTGGATCGTTTTAATAACACGACTCGTTCTAATGAGATTGATGGTCTTACTCGTGTGGTTAATGTGTTTACTCCTGCTGCGGCTGCTGCAACGAATGGTACTATTGCTAGTGCTACTCTTGCTACTGCTCAGGGTAAGTCTGGTTCGCTTGGTAAGATTGACGCTTACTCGTCAACGTATTGGGATAATCAGCGTACGTTCGGTGCTACGCCGGGTACTGCTGAGGCTCTTACGATCATGCGTGTGCAACAGGCTATTAACCTTGGTCGTCAGAAGGGCGCTACGCCTTCTGCGATTATTACGTCGCTTGGTGTGCAGCGTGAGTTCTATCGTCTGCTTCAGGCTAATCAGCAGTTCGTTGCTCCGGGTGATACCGCGTATGCGTCTGGTTTTAGTACGCTGACGTATAATGGTATGCCGGTCATTGCTGATCTGGATGCTCCGTTTGGTAAGATGTTTATTCTGGACGAGTCTACACTTAAGGTGTTCTCGGATCAGGATTGGCACTTCCTTGATGGGGATGGTCAGACGCTTCGTCAGGTTTCGGATCGTGACGCTTATGAGGCTATCATGGTTCGCTACATGAATATGGGTGCTACGAATCGTAACAAGAACGTTGTCATTAATGATATTAATGTTAACGGTGTTGCTGACGCTGGTATCTAAGAATAAGTGGGAGGGGGGCTTCGGCTCCTCTCCCATTCTTTATAGAGAGGAGGCACGGATTATGAGTGGGGCGTGGACTCGTAAAGCAGGTAAGAACCCTGAAGGCGGATTAAATCAAACTGGGCGAGACTCGTATAATCGTGCGAACAATGCTAATCTTCAGGCTCCAGTTAGCGCAGCGGAGGCTAGTAATTCTCCTAAGGCCGCTAATCGTAGGAAAAGTTTTTGTGCTAGGATGAAAGGTATGAAGAAGCGGAATACTTCTGCTAAGACTGCTAATGATCCTAATAGTCGTATTAATAAGAGTTTAAGGAAGTGGGATTGTTAAGGTGAAGATTTATATTCCTGGTCGTGGTAGTGTGGATTCTGATGTGTATAAGGTTGATGCTGCTGTGCGTCAGTATAATGAGCGGCTTAGTTTTAAGTTGAATGAGGATACACAAGATTATTGTATTTATATGCGTATGCCTCGTCCTGAACCCGACTTGCCTATTCTCGGGTTTGGTCGTACGGTTCCTCATCCTGATGCTGCTTGTAAGAAGTTGTGGGAGTCTGATACTATGATTCATGGTGATAAGATTCTTAATGATATTCTTAAGTCGCAGGAAGAGTTTAAGAAGGCTAAGCATTATGCGGCGGATCAGGCTACTCAAGATTCTGCTGAGCGTATTGAGTATTTGATGCGTAGTCGTGGGGATAGTCCTGTTATTAAAAGTACAAGAAAGGTGGTGAAGAAGAATGACAATCATGACTGATTGGATTGATACAATGCAGGATTATGGTTTTGAGGATTTTGAGCAGACCACCCTTGCAAGGCTTCTTGATGATGCTCATAAGGAAGTGTGTCTTCGTGAGCCTTGGCCTTTTCTTGAAAAGCAAGAGACTATTGTACAGGCGGGTAATGATGATACGGTTACTACTGTAGGTAGTCTTGGGCAGGTTCTTGCGTTTGTTAATACAACGGATAATAATGTTCTTGTTCCTATGCGTAATGATGTTCAATTTAAAGATTTTGTTTATGATTTGACTGAGGTAGCGGTGCCTACTCGTTACTATTTTATTGCTGATCAGTTATACTTGTGGCCTATTCCTGATGGGAGTAAGACGTTAAAGATTCGTTATTTGCAGCAACCCGGTACGCTGACTGTGGCTAGTCTTGATGCGGATATTCTTTGGCCTTCTCGTCACGATAGTGTCGTCTTGTATAGTGCTCTTAGTAAGGCTTATCTTATTAATGATGATCCTCAGAGTGCTGTTATGCAGCAGGTTATGGAACAACGGTTGCAGGTTGCGCGTAACGATTTGTGGATGAAACAGTTTGATCGTACTGATCGGGTTATTGTTCTTGACGATAATGATTATACTTTTTAGAGAAGGGGAGGTACTATGAGTTTGCAGTTTACTAGTGTGCCTCCTATTCCTAGGGGTATGAATCTGGCTGGTCCCCCACTTTTTATTGATGATTCTTATTGTCGGTGGATGCAGGATGTTCTTGTTGATCGTCCGGGCCAGTTGCGTATGCGTGGTCCGTTGGGGTATTGGTATGATGCTACTACGGATAGTATTGGTTTGAGTGAGGGTCAGCAGATTATTGGTGCGTGTGAGACTACGATTAGTAATTCTACTGGTATTCCTGAGTGGCGTGGCGCTATCTTTGTTGCTAAGGGTCCAGACAATGATACTCTTGCTGCACAATCTACTGGTGTGAGTGCGCGTATTACCACTAATGGTTTTATGAATGTCTTTAAAAAGGTTAATGATGTTCCGGCTATTGTTGGTACTGTTAATCTTCCTTTTAATCTTAATGTTCAATATAATTATGATGAGAAGCGTTGGGTTAATCTTACTACGATTGATGCTAAGGCTGCGCTTGGTGGTGGTGTTTGGGTTGGTGTGATTGATGATGTTACTAATACTAGTGATTCTGGTGCTTCTGCTTTGTTTTTTTGGAAGGGTGGTGGGCAGGTTCCTGTTAGTATTGGTAGTGCTTCTTGGGATGTTGGTAGCACTACTCCAAATGTAATTACTCACTCTTCTACTACTGGTGTTGAGTCGGGTATGTTTGCTTTTTATAATAATGGTACTACAGAACGCTATCTTGGTACTGTTGTAAGCACTACTAGCACTACTGTTACTTTAGAGAAAAATGTTTTAGCGCGTACCGTAACTGAAAGCGTTAGTGGACTTACTGTTATTTATCGTAGTATTCGTGGCTTTGTTCATCAGTATGGTAGGGGTTTTGCTAATTATGATGGTGGTGCTTATCTTACTGGTGGTGGTATCGGTACTGATGCTGAAGGGCTTTTTAAGGCTGCTAAGTTAACGGCTGGTACAAGTATCTCTACTCATTATGCTTATGTGTATCGTAATAGTGATTATCAGTATGTTGGTAGGATTCTATATAATGGTACTGTTAGTAATACGCAGGTTCAACTTGCGGCTGGCGCTAATGAGCGAGCGATGACAGTTAGTCAGTATGTACAGAATGAGGCTTATGTTATTATTCGAGATGATACTGATGCTTATCATGGTGCTGCTACTTATGATAGTATTGCTGCGCCTATTAATCTTATTGATAGGCGGCCCGATATGGCCCCAACAAAACTTACTCTTACTAGTGGCACTAAAGCGCCACTACCCGCTCCGGGTATACTTAACTCTACCTACGCAGGACGACAATGGTTTGCAAACTTTAACACCACAGAAAACGCTTATGATATTAATATTAATCGTGTTGTATTCTCTAGTAAGGATAATCCAGAGAATATTAATCTTTGTCAAGATGCGTCGGATAGTATTGTGGTGCCGGGTCGTGAGAACATTATTGGTATTGCTGGGTCTACTTCTGGTTTGCTTGTCTTCCTTGAAAACAAGACGTATATTATTCGCGGCACTAAGCGCTCTAACTTTGCATTACAAGAACTCTACCCCGATGGTTGTATCAGTACGACTAGTATTGTTCAGGTTGGTGGTGGTGTAATCTGGGCAGGCAAGCAGGGCATCTATTATTATGATGGGGCTACTGTACGCAACTTTACTTCTGAAGCACTCGGCGTTTACTATACTGATGGTATTAAGGGTTTTAATTTAGCGAAGAATAGTGTTTATGCTTTTGTTTATAATAATTATCTTATTATGAATTTTACTAAGTGGTTTAGTAATTATTCGTTGCGTCGGTGGCAGTCGGCTGGAGAGTTTACAACGGACGGTATTACTTATCAGGACATTACTAATAATAGTTCTGTTGGTATAGTTAATCCTACTAAGATTTGTTTTGCTATTTATCTTCCTACTGGGGCTATTACTAGTATGAGTAATTTTACTCCTCGCGGTTATATGACGGGTATTATGGCGGCTAATACGGCTACTAATAGTATCTCTCCTCCTAAGGGTAATACTGGTACATTGTTTGATTTGAAAACATTGTTTACTGAGAACATTGATAATGAGGCTACGGATGGTGTCTTTAAGTCTTATTATTCTAATGATATTGTTTATTCTACTAGTACTGGTACTAGTGCTAATGGTCCAGATTTTTATATTGAGACTAAGCAATACAATTTTGATGAGACTACTCTTGTTAAGTGGTGGCGTAAACTAATGTTTAATATTAAGATTAGTCAGGGCGCTATGATGGTTGAGTTTGTTGATGTTAATAATCAGAGTTTAGTGGAACCTGTGACTCGTTCTAGTCCGGTTGAGTATAATAGTTCTGATGAGAACGGGTTTTTTATTGTTGATGCTACCCAGTTTGTTTGGGATTATTATGAGAATCTAGGTGTTACGCTTCTCGATCTTACTTGGCAGGATATTGAAGATACTCGTAAGTATTGGACGGAGTACTTTACGGGACAAGAGATTAGGTACTCTAAGTGGTTGGGTATCCGTAAGACGAGTCTTGGTTTCCGGGTACATACGTTGTGTGGTTTTACTTTGTTTACTCTTGCTGTTACTAATAAGTCTTTAACTAGTAATGTTGCTTCTCTTACTGTCGCTGATTCTAGTTCTATTATTGTTGGTGATAATATTCTTGTTAATATTAATGATGCTGCTTTTGATGGTTTGTGGCGTGTGCAGACTAATAGTGGTAATGTTGTTACTTATGATCGAACGTACGATAATGTGACTAGTGTGGCTGTTACTAATCCGTTGTATACTATTGGCTCGGAAGTTATTCCAGAAATCGTTGCAATCAACGATTGGGTATGGGGATTGAAACCATTAAGGCCCGGTAGAAACCGATGATTGGACTACCAAATTTTGATTTAACAAACCAGAGTGGTAAACAAAAGTTTGTAGAATACGTTGTTGGGCTTATGCGTAATGAGATTATTGTGTTTACTGCTAGTTATAATGATTTTGAAGATGAGAGTCGTTCTTCTTTGCCTGATGGTTTACTTGTTAATAATCATAGAATTGGGCTTAATGTTAATAAGCCTGTTGCTGGTGATGTTACTCCGGGTACTTATTATACTAGTACTGATGTTGCTGGTGGTACTACTTATAGGTCTGATGGTATTGATTGGGTTGCGGTTGCTGCGGGTGTTACTCCGGGTAATCTTACTGGTGATGTTACTAGTGTGGGGTTGGCGACTAGTATTGCTCCGAATGTTATTGTTGATGCTGATGTTAATGTTTCAGCAGCGATTGCTTATTCTAAGTTGAATCTTGCTCTTAGTATTGTAAACGCTGACGTTAACGCAAGTGCTGCTATTAGTTACTCTAAACTTAATCTTAATAATAGTATTGTAAGCGGAGATATTGTTAGTTTGGTTTGGTCTAAAATTACAAGCACACCCACTACGCTTAGTGGTTATGGCATTACTGATGCTGTTAATAGTGTTACTACTCGTACTGCTAATACTGTATTTTCTGGTCCTACTACTGGAGTAGCAGTAGCGCCTACGTTTAGGGCCTTAGTTGCAGCAGATATTCCTACACTTACTCTTGCTAAAATTAGTGATGCTGGTACTGCGGCTGCTAAGAATATTCCTGCTTCTGGTAATGCTAGTGCTACTGAGGTTGTTTATGGTAGTGATACTAGGCTTACTACTGCTGCGGCAAATCAAGTTATGTATAAAAACAGTTCTAATGTTGCTGTTGGTAACGCTACGTTTACTTTTGATACTAGTGCTCTTTATGTTCCTTACCTTAAGGTTAATACTGCTTCTGGTGATGAGGGTGGACAAATTGATCTTATAAAATCGGTAACTAATACTACTTTAAGTGCTGGTGTTAGTATTGACGTTTACCGAGATAAATTTAGGATTTATGAGAGTGGCGGAACAAACAGGGGCTATTACCTTGACATGACAGAAGGGCTTGCTAGTGGGGCATCACAAATTGTTTCTAAAGATACTAGTGGTAACTTTACTGCTGGTACTATTACGGCAGCATTAACAGGTACCGCTTCGACTGCTACAGCGCTTATTACAAATAGTGTTCTTACGGCACCAGCAGAAGTTTTTGCTACTCGCGCCGCTATGACAGGTACTGTTAACTATGATGTTAGTACTCAGGCTGTGTTGTATGCTAATGCTAATGCTACTGCTAACTGGACTCTTAATGTTCGTGCTAGTTCTAGTGTTTCTTTAAACACGCTGCTTGGTGTTAATCAGGCTATTACTATTACGCTTATTAATCAGACTGGTACTACGGCTTATTATCAGACTGCTATGCAGATTGATAGTACTAGTGTTACTCCTAAATGGGTTAATGGTTCGGCCCCTGCTGCGGGTAACGCTTCGTCTAATGATGTGTATACGTTTACTATTCTTAAGACTGCGAGTGCTACATATACTGTGTTTGCTAGTTTGGTTCGGTGGGCATAGTGAGTCCTTTGCGTTCTACGTTTGCTTCAGCGTCTTATCGAGGATATTTGCCAAGTTTTTATGCTTCGCTTACTAATTTCAATGGTTTTGGAACCAAATACTCTAACCCTGCTACATTACCTGCCGGAGATGGCAATGGTATAGCGTTTTCTCCTAGCGGTACTGATATTGCAGTAGCACACAGCACTACTCCGTATATTTCAGCGTATCCTTGGAGCAGCGGTTTTGGTACTAAGTATACAAATCCAACACCACTACCCGGAGGCAATGGTTCTAGTGTAGCGTTTTCTCCTAGTGACAATTATATTGCAGTAGGACATTCTAATCCTACGTATGTTTCTGCGTATTCTTGGAGCAGCGGTTTTGGTACTAGAAGTTTAGGCGGCCCGAATGTCGGTGATCTTAATGGTGTAACGTTTAATTCTGGTGCTAGTGTTTTTGCAGCGGTAGGTAGTCTTACTCCTTACATTACGGCGCTTAGGTTTAATAATGGTTTTATTGGTGGTACATATTCTGTGCCTTCTACGCTGCCGACCGCTAGGGGTAATGGTGTAGCGTTTTCTTCTAATGGTGCTGATATTGCAGTAGCACACAATACTACGCCGTATATTTCAGCGTATCCGTTTACTTCTCTTTCTATTGGTGGTGGTTTTGGTACTAAGTACGCTAATCCCGCTACACTACCTCCTGGTACTTGTAATGGTGTAGCGTTTAGTAGTGTTACTGAGTCTATTGCAGTAGCACACAATAGTAGTCCGTATATGTCTGCGTATCCTTGGAGCAGCGGTTTTGGTACTAAGTACGCTAATCCCGCTACGTTGCCTGCTAATATTGGTAATGGTATAGCGTTTTCTCCTAGTAATAATAGTGTTGCAGTAGCACACAATAGTACTCCGTATATTTCAGTATACCCTTGGACTAGGACCTTTGGTACCAAGTATGCTAATCCTGCTACAGTACCTGCTAGTACAGGTAGTGGTGTAGCGTTTAATCTTAATACTGGGGCTATTGGAATAGCACACACTAATACTCCATATGTTTCAGTGTACCCATCAACATAAAAATAAAGGAAAATATAATGCTAATTGTTACAAACGAACAGATCCTCTCTGATCTTGCAGATAATATTGTTGCACGAACACACGAGGTTCACCAATACGATACGAATATTAATAATTATAAGATGCTTCTTGAGAAGTACCCTGTTGCGTGGCCTGAGCATCTAGATCAGTTTAGGGGTATGGAGCCTCATGCGGCTGCCTCTCAATGCGGTGTGGAGGACATTGAAGAGTTGGCTGCTTGTCAACAGGCTGAGCGTGTGTCTTACTTGTTTAAGACTGAGATGGTTGAGCGTTCTAAGGCTGCTGCTATTCTTGAGGTTCTTAAGGAGCAGATGCCTGATGATGTTGAGGAGGCGGCTATTACTGCTGCTATTGAGCGTCGCGCTGCGGCAATGAGCCAGTCTGTTTAATCAATAAGATAAAAATTAATTTTATTATAAGTACAAAGGGGATATAAATCATGGCAGTAACAACAAACTTTTCGTTCACCAAACTCGTAGGTACTGACTACGCAGGCTATAGCACTATCAACGTTCTTATTGACAGTATTGATACGCTTCTTAATGTTCGTATCCCATCTACAGGTGGTCCCGCTAGCGCTGCTCCAGTCAGCACAGCAACTAACCTTACTGTTGCTACAACAAGCAAATCAATTATTTGTACTGCTGTTGCTGTTCTTACGCTTCCTGCTGCTGCTACTTATACTGGTCGTGAACTTCTAATTAAAAATACTACGGCTGCAACGGTTACGTCTGCTTCTAGTAATGTTGTTCCGCTTAGTGGTGCGCAAACGGCTAGTACCGCTATTCTTGCTGCTACGGCTGGTAAGTGGGCATTACTTGTTAGTAATGGTACTAACTGGGTTATTATGGCGAGCAACTAGGGGGGTGACGAGTGGCTACTACTACAGCAACCGACGTATTATCTGCTACAGATAATTATGGTAAGGCTCGAAACGCATTTGAACTGGCGTTAAAGCAGGCCTCTAATCAGCGCGAGTCTGCTATGATTGGTCTTGGTGCGGATTTTACTAGTCAGGTAGGTAATACGCTTACTCCTGGTGAGGTTGCGACGGCGTATGGGTCTGGTGGGGATCCTTCTAATCTTACTATTCGTACTGGTTTTGGTGAGGGTGCTCTTGCGACTATTGATAAGACTGCGGTTGGTAATGTTTATCAGGGGCAGGAGGCTCTTGATGAGCGTGGTGTTGGTGGTACTAGTGGTATTAGTCAGCAGGCTAAGACGCTTATGGGTGATCAGCAGGGGTTGGCTAGTCAGTCTGCTGTGCAAGATTTTCAGGGCGCGGTTGCTGAGGCCAATCTTGGGGAGGCGAGCGCTAAATATGATTTGGCTAGTGCTGAGGGCGCTCTTGATACTGCTACTGGTGATGAGAGTCCTATTCCTAAGCCTGAAGGTAAACCTAAGGGTAAACCTAAGGGTAAACCTAAGGGTAAACCTAAGGGACAGCCACAAGGTAAGCCTAAGGGACAGCCTAAGGGACAGCCTAAGGCTAATAAACAGAAGCCTCAAGGTAATAAACAGAAGCCTCAAGGTAATAAGCCTCAAGGTAATAAGCCTCAAGGACGGAAGCCTCAGGGACAGCCGCAAGGTAAACCTCAGGGACAGCCGCCGGTCAAGCCAAAGCCAAAGCCAACGCCACAGCAGAAGCCTCAGGGACAGAAACCTCAGGGACAGCCGCAAGGTAAACCTCAAGGACAAGGTAAGCCAGCGCCTAAGGGTAATGTTATTCCGAAGCCGCCGCCAAAGCCGCCGGTCAAGCCGGAGCCTAAGCCACAGCCTAAGCCACAGCCAAAGCCCACGCCGCAGCAGAAGCCAGAGCCACAGCCACAGCCAAAGCCCACGCCAACAAAGAAAAAAGGTAGGTGAAAAATAATGGCACATAAACCGGGACATAAAAATAAGAATAAAAATAAGAATAAAAATAAGAATAAAGTTCAGTTAACTCCGGCACAACAAGCAGAATTAAAAACAGCAGAACAAGAAACACTTGCTAATATTAGACTATCGGCGCTTAATCAGAATCGCGCTTCTACTGCGGCTCTTTATTATGCTAATAGTTTGGCTGCTCCGATTCAAGATATTGGGCAGGCTGCTGCTGCTGGTGGTAAGTTTGTGGATACTAGTGAGGCTGAGGGTTATCAGAGTCCTGTTACTGGGCAAATGACTAATTACCTTAAGGGTACTGTTAAGGATCCTTTTATTGGTCTTCGTGAGGCTGCTATTCAACAGCGTGTTATGGTTGGTAAGAAGAAGTATAAGAATAATTTGTTTGAGGCTATGAGGTCTGATTATCTTAAGGGTATTAAGGCTTCTAAGGCATCTGGTGGTAGTGGTACTGGTACTATTAATTATAATAGTGGTAGTAGTTCGGGTCCAGTAGAAACAGGTTAAAACTATTTAAGGAGTTTGCATGGCTTTTGGTGACTCGGGTAATCTAAATACAGATACGGGTAAGACTCCTACTGGTGGTACGGGAGTACTGACTAGGCCTGCTCCTAGGGATAGGATTAAACAGGATCTTATTCCGCGTAAGCGTAATCGTGGTAATAGTAGTCGTCCTGTTGCGCCTCGCGCTCCTGATCTTGATGCTAACATTAAGGATTGGGAACGTCCACGCTCGTACGAGATTATGAAGAATGTTGATACGATGTTGAGTCAGACTCGTTTCTCTGCGGTTAGTGCGTACTATGACAGTAAGGGTAAGGCATTTAATTTTAATCCTACTGATGTTGCTGGTATGATTAATAGTGGTGTCCTTGCTTATGGTAAGACTGGTGAGGCTGGGTATCGGGTACCTACTGCCGGTGTTAATGTTAATGCGCTTGACCAGTTCTTACGAGATAATTATAAACGTAATGCTAATGGTGGTTATAAGCGCGTGAAGCAGAATCTTGCTTTGTCTGATACGTTTAAGCAGAAGGCTGCTAGTAGTACTGCTGCGTTTGATCTGGGTCGTCGTGATCTTAATCCTGCTACACCTGCTGCTCTTCTTGTTGATGCGCCTAAGAAGAGTGTTGTTGGTGGCGAAGAGTATGACTATAGTAAGATGGCTACAGAGTATATTAAGGATGCTGATACTTACGCTACTCTTAATAGTAAGATTCTTAAGAAGATTGCTGATGAGGGTGGTAATGCTATCCTTCAGAATATTCAGGAGAATGGTGCTACACCAGAGAATATTGAGGCTCTTAAGCCTTATATGTATTCGTTTGATGCTGAGTATGGTCAGGCTCAGATTCGTTGGATTGATGAGACTTTCCTTGGTGGTCAGGGTAAGCAGGCTGTGGCTGATGCTGCTCGTCAAGCGTCTGATTTGGATCAGCGTAAGTACTTGTATGAGGAGCGCGTTAAGGAAGCGGCTAAGGTAGAGAAAGATAATAAGAAGAATATTGAGGCGGCTACTACTTCTTTCTTTAATACGGATCCTAATAAGGGTGCTATTATTCCTAAGTCTATGTGGCTTAGTAATGCTGCTAGTCTTCTTGTTGCTGGTACTGGTGAGACTATTAGTACTGAGGCTTTGAATGAGATTTTTTATGCTGATGTTCAGAAGGGTACTTATAAGAATCTTAGTGATTCTGAGAAGATGGCTATTTATTCTAGTGTGGTGGCTGCTTATAGTGCGGGTAATTATATTCCGCCTCTTATGGTTGCTCGTGCTATTAGTTTTGAGGAGGAGTTGGCTAACAAGGGTCTTATGCCTGATCAGGTTAAGGCTAAGGATAACGCTAATAGTCAGGCTCTTACTGATTATCTTAAGTCTCCTATTACTAAGGCTGCTACTAGTCTACCGGGTGGTGGAGCGCTTATTGCTACGGGTCTTATTGGTGGTCTGACTGCTGATAAGATTAATGAGGGTTTTGCGTCGGGACCATTATCGTCTACGCCTCTTAAAGATGGTTTTAGTATGGGTGATCTTGGGACTAATGCTCTTAAGAGTGTTGTTCGTAGTACTATTAGTATGCCTCAAGGGTTTTATTATGGTGCTATTGATCCTACTGGTACTGTTAAGGCTATGGCTAATGATTATAAGAAACGTTATGGTAGTGTTGAGGGCTTTAAGCAGAGTGCTTATGAGGATCCTCTTGCTCCTATTATGGACGTTCTTAGTGTTCTTAGTTTTGTTGGTACGCTTGCTAAGGTTGGTCAAATAGCGCGTATTACGGCTGCTGCTCGTGGTGGTAAGGTTGCTATGGGTGTTGGTGAGATTGATATGGCTGCTTATAATGCTCATATTGATGATTGGTTGAATACTCCTGCGGCTGAGCGTACTGGTCCTGCTCGTCCTCCTTCTGATTTTATGACTGATCCGCCTACTATTAGTGTTCGAGATTATGCTAAGTTAGCACGACAGGCTGCGCTTGGTTCTGAAGAATCAGCAATGGTTCTTGGTACTATTCTTAGTGATAGCAAGATGGGTTTGAATAGTGCTTATGTTCCTACGGCTATGGATAAGGCTGCTGCTTTCTTTGAGCCTCGTTATAGGATCATGACTCAACAGGAGGGTGCTCCGCTTCGTAAGACTGCTATTGCTGATCGTACTATTGAGGTTCTTCAGGAAACTATTCCTGAGACTACTAATGCTGCTGCTATTCGTTTTGCTGGTAATCCTCTTGCTCGTGGTCTTCAGAAGGTTAACTTTTATGCTCAACGTCAGGTTGCTAGGACTCCTGGTGCGTTGCCACAGTTGCTTGCGCAACTTCCGGGAGGCTATCAGTTTAGGTTTACTCGTGCTTTGCGTGAGGGTGATCCTGCTGTGCAGGATCTTATGGCTCGTGAGATGATTTATAATACTATGTTTGCTAGAGAGTTTGATGCTCTTAAGATGAATGATGCTGAGCAGTTGGCTGTGATGGATATGGCTAGTGGTGAGATGTATTCTGCTACTAATCTTCGTACGATTGCCTTTAATCGTGTTGAACGCGCTAAGGCTATGGGTCTTGATCCTACTGATAGTGCTATTATCGGTATGGCTGAGCAGGATTATAAGTTGTTTGATGATCCTTCATTTGTGCGTGAACTTGAGGCGGCTAAGAAGGCTATGCACGGCATGGAGGATGGTGTTATTTCTGAGCGTGGAGCACAGTTACGCGGTGCTGCTGAGCGTATGATCTTGTTGCGTGAGAAGACTAGTCATATGATTGGTCATTCGTGGGATGATTCTCGTGCTACTCGTGCTATGCAGTTGCGGTATCAGGTGGCTATGGAAGCGTTAGATCTTATGCCTGAGTCTGTGTTTAGAGAGTTGGGACAAGGCGTTAAGAAGGTAGTTAATCGTGTTGCTAGGCTTGCTAAACTTAATCCTGTGTTTCATTTGTATGAGATTAATCGTGCTGATGTTATGGATCTTCCTGATGTTAATGGTGTTGCTCTTAGGGATACTGTTGGTGTTAGTGCGGCTGATTTGAAGATTGTGGCTGATCAGGTTGAGGCTTCGTTAGAGTATTTGCGTGGTGATCTTACTAATCGTACTAAGGGTGCTACTCCTGTTCTTGTTATTGAACGAGAGTTACCTAATCTTGTTGGTAATCGTGACTTTGTTATTGTTAAGCGTGTCCGTGTTGAGGGTGATGGTGCTCCTGATTCTAGTAGGGTTAGTCGTCAAGGTCTTCTTGATAGGCAAGAGTTGATTTTGCCTAAGGAGTTTTTTGTTACAATTGAGAAGGGTAAAGGCAAGGGTCGTATTGAGCGTTGGGATAATACAAAGAAAGATGAGTTTGGGTTTACACAAGCACAAGAACGACTGAATGAGTTGATTCTTAATGAGATGGAAGCCTTGTATCCTAATGCTCGTGACTTTACTGATAAGGTTGCTAGTGAATCTCTTGGTGTGCGCGAGTCGTTTGCTTCGCGTAAGAATTTTAATAAAACTGTGGCTAGTGGTGTACTTAGTTTCAGGTATCAAGAGCAGGTTAATGCTCATGCTGCTTCTGTTCGTGCTAGGTTTAATAATGATATTAGTAAACTTATTGATGCTCAGTCTGAGATTATTGCAATAGCAGATTTTGATCCTACGATTCATCAGGCTCTTCGTACTGCTAAGGTTTATCCTACTCGTGCTATGGCTGAGAATACTTTACGCGCCCTTAATCGTGAGGGTACTATTGAAGAAGTTGTTCTTTCTAATGGTGAGAAGGCGTATGTTGCTAATGTTAGTTATTTTGATGTGACTGCTGCTACTATGAAGGAGATGCGGCTTCGTCGTGTTCTTGATTGGGATAAGGATCTTGCTGATAAGTACTTTCAGGGCATTGAAGATATTAAAACGCTTGATCCTAACTCTGCTATTGTGGTAGTGCCTAAGTATTTTGCTAAGAATATTGCTAATTCGTATAAGCGTAGCGAACTTCTTGCTATGAAAATTCTTGATAAGGGTACTGATTTCTTTAAGGTTCTTACTCTTAGTCTTAATCCTAGGTTTGTTCCACAACAGGTTATTGGTAGTGCCGTGATGCTTATGATGGCTTATCCTGATAAGGCTGGTCCTATTATGGGTAAGATGCTTGAGTATGCTGTACGTCAGTCGCATAATAAGATCTCTAAGTTAGTTGATGGTGATGACGTTGAGTTTCTTAATCATTCTACTGATTATATGGTTATGGAAGAGTATATGCCGCGTGATGTTACTGAAAGTATTATTCAACAGGATATGTTTCAAACAGCGCAGGCTAAGTTGCCGTCTAAGATGACTCGTTATGTTATGAATAGTGGTTATATGATTGCGTTTGCGTGGGAGAAGAATCTTCGCATTGCGCTTGGTCGTAAGATGGCTATGAATTATCCGGGTTTTGAAACGTTCGCTAAGACTAAAGTTGTTAAAGACTTTGCTAATGGTGATGTTACTATTCCGGGTATGGCTCCTAGTATGTATAAGACTAACTCTCCGTTTGCTGCTGCGTTTAAGTTGCTTGCAGATCCAGAGTCTCCTTATTATGATCCTATGTTTCTTCGCGAGGTGCGTCATGGTACGGATATGGTTGCTGGTAATTATCGTGACTTTACTGCATTTGAGCGTAACATGCGTAACTTCCTTGTTCCATTCTATGCGTGGACTAGGCATTCTGCTATGTTCACTAAGCGTATGGTGCAGGAGCGGCCACTTACTGCTAATGCGTTGGCTTGGACTGGTAATTATGGATATGAGAAGACGCTTGAGATTGGTGGTTTACCAGAGTGGTTGTTGCAGACTCTTCCTATGCCACAATTCTTAGAGAATATTCTTGATCTTAATCCTCTTATGGATAATCGTGTTAGTGTTGGTGGTGTGATGCCGTTTGGTACGTTTGGTCAGAGTGTTGCTGCTGCTGGTAACTTGGCATTTGGTCGTAAGTTTGGTAATAGTGATTACATGGATTTCGCTAGTCCATTTTTGCAGCAGTTGGAGGAACAGCGAACTGGTCGTAGTCTTTTGACTGGAGCACCTGTTCCAGATATGGGTATTGGGGAGAAGATTGTTGATGGTTTTGCTGGTTATCCTGTGATTGGTGCGGTTGTTAACTTGTTTAAGAACGAGTCACAGTTGAATGGTATGAGGGGTAATGAGAATCCTGAGGATGTGTTTGTGGATGTTAATGATCCTAATTCTAAGTTGAGTATTCCTGCTGATAAGTTGAGTACTAAGTTTGAGACTGATTCTCCTACTGGTTTGTATAACTTGTTTTCTCCTGCTAGGGCTTATAGTCTTGATCCTGAAGGTATCTCTAAGATGATTTCTACTGAGTTTAAGAAGGCTGGTGTTACTTTGCCTGCTAAGAATAGTACTGAGTATAAGGGTATCTTTGCTACGATTAATAGTCTTCAGATTTGGAAGCGTAAGCGTGATTGGGTGCTTAATACTTATACTCCTGCTCATCAGGGGGATGCTCCTGAGTTGGTACTTCGGGCGCAACAACAGTTGGCTGCTGAGTTCCCACAGATTCCAAAGTCTACTCCTCCGGGGTTGGTTGAGAAGGTTCTTAATGGTTATATTACTTTACCGGGAGGTGGTTAGATGTGAGCGAGGATAGTGTACAAGTTATTATGGTTAAACTTGAGCATATGGAGAGTCTTATTTCTCAGGTTCATGAGGAGGTTAAGCGCACTAATGGGCGTGTGACTGAGTTGGAGATGGAGAGTGCTGAGTGGAGGGGTCGTCTTGAGTCTCGTCGTATGTTTCATATGATTCTTACTACTGTTGCTAGTGGTTGTGTGCTTGCTGGTATTGTTTGGTTTATTACTCATTCGATTAATTAATATGAGTAAATACGACACACAATTAACGCCTCTTCAGGAGGCTAAGTATAAACTGGCTGCTAGTAACGCTAGGCGTACAAAGGATACTGCTGATTATGATCTTAGGGGTGCGTGGTTAAAGGATCCTAAGAGTATTGGTGGTAAGGGGCATCTTACTGATGAGTTTAAGAAGCCTAATCATCCTACGTTTAGTAAGGACTCTAAGTATTCTACGCCAAATAATATGGGTGGTTCGTGGGTTGCTGGTAAGAGGGGTTCTTATTCTTTTATTCCTTCTAAGCGACAGATTAGTAGGGCTGGTGGGTTGGCTCCGTTTAAGAAGGCGTTTAATAAGAGTGAGCAGGGACAAAATTCGGGGTTTGTCATCCCACCAACGTACTAAGGAGATTATTATGATAGGTAAGGGTTATATGATGAAAGAGAAGATGGTTCATGGTAAGGGTAGTGCTGATACTGCGCATGAGAGTAAGGAGTCTAAGAAGATGAAGGTTGCTGAGAAGCGATTGGCTAAGAAAGGTAAGGGAAAGTCGTGAATTGGAAGAATATTATTACTCGTGCTGTGCTTACGTTTCTTCAGGCTGGGTTGGCTGTGCTTGTTGTTACTGGTGTGGAGAATCTTGATTCGTGGGATTCGTTGAAGCCTGCTGGTGTGGCTGCTGTTGCGGCTTTGTTGTCGTTTGTTTATAATGTTGTTAATCAGATGGTTAAGAAAGAGAGTGTGTAATTATGATGGAAGAAATGAGTGCTAGTGGTCCGGGTAGCAAGCCTGTTCCTAAGTCTGGTGGTGTGGCGCGTCCGGGTGGTAAGTCTGGTGGTGTGGCGCGTCCGGGTCCTGCTGGTCCTGCTGGTCCTAAGTCTGGTGGTATGGCGCGTCCGGGTGGTAAGGCGCGTCCACGACCGGCTACGACAAGTACGGGTACTCCTACGCCGGGAACAACTAAAGAGTCTCTTGTGGCGAAGCGTAAGAAGGCGCAAGGTAAGTCTGGTGGTGTGGCGCGTCCGAGTGGCCCTAGTGCTGGTACGGGTGCTAAGCCTGCTCCTAGTCGTCCGGGTGGCGTGGTTGGTCCGGGTAAGGCTAGTCGCCCTACTCCTAAGGCTGGTGGCTATCTTGCTGCGAGCAAACCGGCTCCCGCCGAATAATTAAGAAAGAGGGTGTGTAGTGGATATTGTTTCTAAGGCTAAAGATTTTATTAGCAATCAGGTTGGTGTTAATATTTCAACTGGTGCTCCTATGCGGAGGTATATGCCTCGCTCGCAGCAAGAAGATAAAAATCCTGCTGTAGTTGGCAAGGCGCGTACTATTGATCTTCTGGTGCAGCGTAAGTTGAAACAAAGAAAAGACGCTGTTAGTATGGGACTGAGTATGGGTAACAAAGGCGTAGGTAATAGTACTTATACTCAGGGTGGTGCGGTTCACGCTAAGATGACGGGTCGGCCTAATAAACCTATTCCTGGTGCGGGTATGGGTAATAAGGGTAAGGGCAATAGTACTTATACCCAAGGCGGATCTATTCACGCCAAGATGACCGGTCGAATGGGTAAATAATTTTAAGCAAAAAAATAGAGACTATCTGCACCGTAACAATAGTGTAGATAGTCCCTTTTTTTATTTTAAATTACCTTTAGTGTAACAATCCCATGCAAGCCAAGGATTACCGTACTCTTTCTTTACCCACATAGCAAGCCTATGTGCTGACCATAATTGTTCTTTGATGGTAGCCTTGTGCATATGTTTGGGTTGTCCTTTGCGTTTGAAGGAGTCCCAGTTGCCTTGTGTCATGCCCATTCCTCCGTAGAAAGAATAGTTTCGAGTCTGGTGCCATGCGATTCCCTTCCATCCTGCGCCGGGTTGTTCGCATTGCGCTATCTTTACTAGCATCTTTCAAGTTGGAGGGTATTCTGGTGCCATTCTAGGCATTGGGATCATGAGGCTTGCTGCTACTATTACCATACTGAGTGTTATCATTATGTTCCTTTGGGTATATTAGGGGTTTAACTTTAGGTATGTTATTACTTACATAAGGTTAGTGTTTAACCTTTGTGTGGATAAGCGGGGTGTGTATCTACATTAACTCGCAGATATGAGCGATTAAGTAGCAGATATGTCCACTATTTCGCAACCATCTGCGGAACAAGCAAGCGTCTGACTAGCATCAGTATTATCTTCTAGTTCGTACTCTGATAGCCTACTCCAATCAGTCTTCGTAGGACTATTGTTACACAATGTAGCATACTCTAGGCTAGTAATACGCTCATACGGTGCCTGACGATAAGTATGATCACTCTTAGGTAAGAAACTAATACCAGATACTTGATCGAAGTGATCGTATACCCATGCCCCTACACTCATCCACTCATCCTCAGCCACACTAACAGTCACACTAGGCTTATGCTCACACCAGAACTCTTGGTATGCTAACCATAATTCTAGTTGGTCTAGGGCCGTCATATCGTCTGTTACGGTAGCGTCTGTTGGTGCTTCTTGTGGGAAGTCAAACACTACAATGTCAGGGTTCGTCACGTCAACCTCGTTTGGTACCCCAGCATCGCTCAGGAAGCGCGTAAGGGGGTCTGTGAGGCCGCCGCGTACACGCCTAATGTAGTAGGGTGCGTAACGTGCGTGGATCCCAGAGGCACTATTAACTAACTGTGACACGGTACCACTAGGCTTCACACAAGTGATAGCAGTAGACTGTTCGATACCAATCTGCTTAGCATAATCAGCATTAACACTTACCGCTGTTGCTCGTAGTTCAGGAAGAACTTTACTCAGTAGTATCTTCTCATTCTTACCACTCATCCACCTATTATCCATGATACCTGTAAGGCTTACACCTAGCAAGCGTTCCTCTTCTGTGTTATGCTTCCATACTTTACGAAGATACTTGAAGTCTGTAAGGGTAGACTGGAAGGTACCTAGGATTGTGGCTAGGCGGATCTTACGCTTGATACTAGAGGGTGTATCATCGTGCCTGACTACTACTTCGGTGAGGTTACAGAATTGTTGTGGTCGTAGGATAATCTCAGAGCAAGGATTCGTACCAAACTTGTGACTATAATCACGACGACCATTTTTAGCAGCCTGAATGACACTAGCCTGACGATTAAAGATACCACGCTCACCACTCTTAGACTGGTACAGGCTTAGCCACTCCTCCATAAACGCATCCATACCGGGCTTCTCGGTGTACGCAACACTATTATTTGCAAGCGCCCGTTGCTGATTGTCTTCCCACCATTGTCCAGACTTCGCGTTACGCATACGTCCATCGGAT